CCTAAGCAACGATCTCGGCAAGACCAATGACATTGAGTACTCAATTGCGATCGACAAGGATGCTGGTGTAGCTCGTCCGATCTTCAAGCAGACGAACATTGACTTCACCTTCCGTCAAGAACTGTCTGCAGGTGTTGCTAAGACCGGTAACATCCTAACGCGTCCTTACTCACATGATCTGTTTATCGATCAGCGTTACGCAACCAACACCCGTAACTGCACCGGTTCATTCTGGGCGTGGAACGGTAAGCTGAACCTGTATCCTTCATACGATCACTTCACGAAGGAAACTGAGACTGCTCCAATCAACGTCACGCTCGACCAGACACAGGACGTAGCGACTGGCACCACATATGGTGACTGGAGAACTGTATCATCATCTTCAAGATCAACTACATCAGGTAGCACAACGAGCACCAGTACAACCACGAACTCTGAGCGTGTGATCACCACGACCACTGCTTCGACCGTGGCTAATACTGTATCGCTTGGCAAGTACGTCACGGATGTCACGATCAATCCTTACATGCGTGCCCGTGAAGTAGCATTCGTTGCAACTGGTATGAAGCCTAATACAACGATGCACATCTTCTTTGACAACGTTCTTGTCGACCAGTACTGTGCACCTGCTACTCCATCCGGTCTTAACAACGTAGAGTCTGGTCAAGAGAACAAGGTACTCAACCGTACCGGCAATTATGGTGCAACCGTCAAGTCTGACTCGAACGGTCTCGTGTACGGTATGTTCAAGATTCCAGCCAACACGTTTAAGACTGGTGACCGTGAACTTCTCGTAGTGAACGTAAGCAACCTCGTGACCGACAGCGGTTCTATCCTGACCAAGTCGAACGCGATCTACACTGCTTCGTCTGTATCGGTCGAAACCGGTTCTACCACGCTTACCACTCTGACGACTGAGATCAACACTTCATCTTCAACTGAGACTCGTAGCAGCACTCAGACGACGCGAGTTACCCTGCCTTCGGTAACAACCGGCAACAGCGGTAACAACTCGAACGGTGGACGTGGTAACGCGGCTGCAGGTGATCCGATCGCACAGTCCTTCACGGTATCTGCACCGAGCACTGTCTCGGGTGCATTCATGACCAAGCTTGGACTGTTCTTCAGAACGAAGGATCCGGCACTCGGTTGCTCTGTCTTCATCGTTGAGACCTCGGTTGGTATTCCTAATTCTGAGAAGATCTTCGCTCGTGCATACCTTGCTTCAAGTGAGATCAGTGTATCGGAAGATGGTTCTGCTGAAACTCAGTTCACCTTCGTGAACCCAGTCTATCTCGAGAATGGTAAAGAATATGCATACATCGTTAAGCCTGATGGTAATTCTCCTGAGTACACTGTTTGGATCTCACAGGTCGGTAACTATGACATCGTGACTGGCGAGCAGGTCTTCTCTAACCCGTACTCTGGCATTCTGTTCGTATCTGCGAACATGAACACTTGGACTGCGAACCAGACCGAAGACATGAAGTTCCGTCTGTACCGCGCGAAGTTCACCACCGGAACTGGCACTGCAATCTTCACGAATGAAGATGATGAATACCTTACCATCTCTGGTCTGACGAAGGCTAACAATTCTATCGCAGTTGAGACTGGCGACTACATCATCAAGGTCGTTGGCGGCACCAAGGTTTCGAACACTGCGAATGCGTCTTACTCATTCGGTCGTGTACAGACAATCGATGAGGCTACTGACTTCATTCAGATCGATAGCTCGAATGGTAATCTGTCAGCAGGCGATGTAATCGAGTTCCACCGTGCGCCGGATGCAGCTAACTTGGCATCATTCAATGCGAACACCAAGATCGCTAACACCACGATTGCATCGGTCAATAACATCAAGTGGAATGCGATCGTACCTCGCTTCGCATCGATCACTCCTGCTCTGACTTCGACCAGCTATAACTACAAGGGAACGGATAATGTCTATTCAGTAGACACCAACTTCACTGTAGTCAAGCCGGAAATCGAAACTGAGTTCCTTGACGCGTCTAAGATCATTGCATCTAAGTCAAATGAAGTCGACTTCGCATCTTCTAATAAGACTGGCACGTTCTCGATCTCATTGTCAACCGATGACACGTACATCACTCCAGTACTTGACTTACGACGTAAGTCAGCTATCGTAGTTGAGAATGTGATTAATAATGACTCAACCAATGAGTACACTCGCTATGGTAACGCTGTCACGAAGTACATCTCAAAGAATGTTATTCTTGATAGCACAGTCGGTGATGCTGAGGATGCGATTGCATACGTCGGCGGATACCGTCCGGTAGGTACTGATATTGAAGTGTACGTAAAGGTCCTTGGCTCTGACGACGGTGAGAACTTTGATGATAAGCTCTGGACTAAAATGACCAAGACTGCTGCATCTGAAAAGCTTTACTCATCTCCGATCAATGTCAATGATTTCCGTGAGTTCCAGTACTCGATCCCTACCTCTGTGGTAGCATCTTCTGGATCAAGAACAACCGCATATACCAGCAATGGCATCATTCAATATGCTCGTGCTGATGGTGCGATCATCTCTCGCTATAAGACATTCTGCTTCAAGATTGTCCTGCTGTCGAATGACTCTGCACTCGTGCCGAGACTGACCGACTTCAGAGCTATTGCACTTCAGAAGTAAGTAAATGGACCATAAATTCATACGATCTGAAAGAAATCCCGGAGCGGTTGTCAATACCGATCGCTCCGGCCTTGAGGGCTACAGGGCAAAGAAGCTTCAAGCCGAAAGAATAAATATGCTTGAAGATAAAGTAAATAACATCGAGGATCTGCTTTATGCAATCCTCGGCAAGCTCAACAAGGAAGACTGATGGCTTCGCCTACGCTGCCTGCATTTCAATCTAATAACACGTGGGAGTTCATGCGGCTCCTGGTGAATAACCTTTCGAGCTATGCGAACAAAGGAATATACACTGACGGTGTAGTTACCAGTCCGAACGCCAACGTGGTGATCGACGGTTCTGTTACCTCAGGAAAGTACACGCTTAAGGGTAACAACAGTTTCATTGACATTAAGTCTGATGCCAATGTCTCGATTGGTTCTATTGGATGGCAGTCATCTACTAATGCGGTCGTTATCTCAACGACTAACGCTTCGGGTAATCTCTATCTGTATGCAAACGGCTCTGTCTATGTCGGCACAAACAAGCTGGCATTCCTCGGTGACGTTGCCAACAGCATCAACGTTCTTGCGAACACGGTCAACACGATCACGTCAAGCACGATCCCGGTACTTCAAGCTAACCTGACTCAGCAGATTGTCTGGGCTCAGCCACCTGGTGCTATCACTGCTTATGCTGGCAACACCGCTCCTACTACATGGAGAGAGTGTGCTGGTCAAGCTGTCTCAAGAACCGGTAACACGGCTAGCTTGTTTGCAGTGCTCGGTACATCTTATGGTGTTGGTGATGGTGTCACGACATTCAACCTTCCTGATCTGCGTGCCGAATTTATTCGAGGCTGGGATCATGGACGCGGTGTCGACATCGGACGTGCACTTGGGTCAAGTCAGGCTGACGATCTCAAGGCACATAATCACACTGCGACAGCTGCTGCAACCGGTGGTGTAACTCCTACTGCTACAACTTCGATTGCATCTGACGGTAACCACGCACACGGTGCATCGACTTCGATTGCAGTGGCCGGTAACCACGCCCACTCCGTTTACGACCCGGGTCACGCCCACGGATATATTCGCTATTTGGTCGACGGTACCAGAAACGGTTCGCTCGACGGTAACCCTGGTTACGGTAAAGACGTTGGTGCAGGAACGAATGCGGCTGGTACTGGCATCGGTATCTATGCAGCAGGCGATCACGCGCACAGTGCAACGACTTCTATTGCAGCTGCTGGCGCTCACACTCACACTGCAACGACCACAATCAATGCAATTCCTGATCATACACACGCAATCACCGTCAACTCGACTGGTGGAACTGAAACCCGTCCTCGCAACGTCGCGATGATGTACATCATTAAGTTGTAAGAAATGGCATCACCAACAAACCGTTCTGAGTTCATTGAGTACTGCCTGCGTAAGCTTGGTAAGCCTGTCATTAACATTGACGTTACTACAGATCAGATTGATGACCGAGTAGATGAAGCACTGAAATTCTATTGGGACTATCATTTCGATGGTTCCAACAAAGAATTTCTCAAGCATCAGCTGAGCCAGGAAGATATCGACAACGGTTACATAGAGATACCAGAGCAGTACAATGGCGTCGTGAACATCTTTGACCTTGGGACTTCGATCTCATCGTCCTCGGGAATGTTCAGCATTCAATACCAGATTGCTCTCAACGATCTTTATGCTTTCAGTGGCATCGATCTTATTCCTTATTGGATGACCATTGACAATCTGCAGTTCATGGAATCGATCCTCGTAGGTAAGCAGCCGATCCGCTACAACAAGAATAAGAATAGACTCTACATCGATATTGCGAAGCAGAAGCTTTCTCCCGGTCAGTTCGTCATTGCAGAAGTCTATGAAGTTGCTGATCCGGAACTCTATCCTGACGTTTGGAAAGATCGTTGGCTCGGTAAGTATGCCACCGCTCTGATCAAAAAGCAGTGGGGATCAAACATCAGTAAGTTCAGCGGTATATCTCTACCGGGTGGAGTCTCCTTCAATGGTACAGCCATCAAGGAAGAAGCTGCTGAAGAAATTAAAGAACTCGAAGATGATATGATCGACAACATGGTCATGACAGCTTTCGAGCAGGGATAATATGGCATCAAACCCGTTCATCAATAACTTTTCTGCTGCGAACGAACAGGATCTCGTCGAGAACCTAGTCGTGGAAGCTATTCGTTTCTACGCGCATGATATGGAATACCTGCCGCGGAACGGGATCAATCGAGACTCCATCTTCAATGAGAATGAATACTCGACCTTTGTAAGCCACTATCCAGTTGAAGCATACATCAAGAACTTTGATTCATTCGGCGGTGATGGTAACTTCCTTTCGAAGTTCGGTCTTGAAATTCGAGACCAGATGGTCCTGCAGATGTCTGTGCGATCGTTCAATGAGTTCGTTGCTTCTGAGACTGGTGCTACGCGTCCTAAGGAAGGCGATCTGATCTTCCTTCCGATGCTCAACACAGTCTTCGAGATCAAATACGTTGAGAACGCAGCGATTTTCTATCAGCTCGGTAAGATCCAGTCTTATGAAATGACCTGTGAGGTCTTTGAATACTCGAATGAAGTCTTCGCTACTGGCCTGCCGCTTGATGATATCTATAATGCGTACTCAACCATTCCAAGCATTGATAATGATCCATTCAACCAGAATGAAGATATTGAAGAACTGGCTGACACTATTCTTGATGATGTTGAAGACTCACCGTTTGGAGACTTCTAATGTTTGGAAATGACGACTTCTATCATGCACTTTCGAAGAAATACGTAAGCATCTTCGGTACGCTGTTCAATAATATTTACATCTCACGTGACGATGGGACGAACAAAAAGGCTCAGCACTGGAAGGTGCCGCTTGGCTTTGGTCCTCGTGAGAAGTACATTGGACGTAATGCGGAAGATCCAGATGGCGTACGCGACGTGGCGATCATTTTGCCGCGCATGTCCTATGAGATCGTAGCGATGAACTATGCTGGTGAACGATCAATCAATCCGGTCGGGAACATCCGTGCCGCGGTAGCCAATGGAACAAGCATCGTTTCAAATCCCGTTCCATATGATCTGATCTTTCAGCTCTCGATCATGACGAAAACTGTCGAAGACGGTCTAAAGATCGTTGAGCAGATCATTCCTCACTTCAAGCCTGACTTCACGGTTACGGCTCATCTGATCGACTCGATGCCCGACCATAAGAAGGACATTCCGATCGTGCTAAATAACGTGACGAATGATGACTCTTACGAAGGTGACTTCACGAACAAGCGCGTTATCATATGGACACTTGACTTCACAATGAAGGCTTGGTTCTATGCAGGCGTATCTACTCCGAAGGTTATCAAGTTCGCCACCACTAACATTTATCCGAACCTTGAAAAGACTCTGGTTTACTCACAGACTGAAGTGTATCCTGGTCTAACTGCGAACGGGCAACCGACTACTGACCCAGCACAAGCTATCCCGTACCAGCAGGTAGAGGAAGATGATAACTGGGAGTACATTATCATAAAGGACGACATAATCGATGAGTAACGATAAGCCAGATCCGATCGGAAGTGCTTTCGGTCTCGAGCCTCTACAGGCTAACGAAATCCTGGTCGTTGACGCACCGAGCGAGGACACCGAGTCTTATGACATGGAAACCGCTCGACAGAATATCCACCACCTGATCCAAAAAGGTACGATCGTACTTGATGATATGATCGACGTTGCAAGACAGTCTCAGCATCCGCGTGCATTTGAAGTCACTGCGAATCTAATCAAGACCCTTGCTGATGTCAACCAATCTCTGATCGATCTTCAGGAAAAGAAAAAGAAGCTGTCCATCAAGGAAGAAAAGACTTCCGTGCAGGCTGAGACCGTGAACAACAATATGTTCGTAGGATCGACTGCCGACTTCCAGGACATGCTTGAAAAAATGAAACGATGAGCTACAA